CCATTATTTTTGCCAAAGGCGACGATGCAATGAAGATTATGTATCATAATATGTAGATAAAAAAGAGTAGCAGTTAAAAGTTGAATATTGTAATAATTTTAAATAGTAAATTATTATTAATTGATATTAAATATGAGTAATAATATATGTTCAATGTTTACCATGTATTATTTTTAAGGAATAACAAGATTTGTTTGTGATTATAGAGAGGATAGTTTGCAGCCCAAATGGGGCAATCTCCAATAAATTTGAGAAGAAAGCGGGATTTATCGGAATTGTATCTTACATGTTCGAGGGATGTCTCAACGACATCATTCCAATGAACAATATGTGAGTTGGTTGATTTGACAATAATGTAGGTGAATTTGGCCATAGTATGAATTTATTTGTATAAAAAGATTATAGAAAAAATGATACAATTGTATTATTTAAATGAAAAGTATTTAAAGATTAGACAAATGTATATTTTTATCAAATGACAGCATAGCTCAGTAGGTAGTAGCGCACGGCTGTTAACCGTGAGGTCGTTGGTTCGATCCCAACTGTTGTCGTTATTTTTATGTATCATTTGAAATAATTGTTAATGTTCAAATGGTAGTTTTTTGTAATAGATTTATAATGAATTTATAATGCATTTGTTTTTATGGCGGTACTCAAGAATTGTTTAATGACAGCTTCAGCTATTATATTTGCTCTGTTTTCATTACTTACATTAAGTATTATACCACGCCTAAGAGTATTTTCTAATGCAGATATCGGTTTTGAAGAATCACCGGTTAATCTATGTTTAGTTTCTAAAGATTCAAATTCAGATTGTTCTTCATTTGAAAACAGTTTGTTTATCTGTAATTCTCTATAATATTGTATATCAGTTCTCGATAGAAAGTATTGTTCATCATTGAACTCAATAAGAATATTTCCAGATATTGGTAAGTTTACTTGAAAGTTGACTTCATCGCCAGCTTGTCGTGCCTTTTGCAAAAGTTTGTTTTCAAATATGGAATGTTTAATATATACAATCAACAATTTTAATTTGTTTTCGAGATCCTGAATATTCTTTTGAATAGTGTGGAAAATTTGTCTAGAGGTTGAGCGAATTTGTTTCAATTCATTTTGTGTTTCAAGTGTCGATTCACCATCTTTCTTCATATATTTATATTCACTGTTTTCGGCGAATGGTTTTGATTTGAGCATATGTTCATATAAAATAGCCGCATTGATATAGAGTATTGGAATTTTCATAATAAAATCGACAGCTTGTTTAATTATATTTTGAAATTTGTCTTTTAAATTATGCTCATCAGTTATCAATGCACTTGCATTTTCTTCCAATAATTGAATCTGTGTTTTAATTGCAATTTTTTTATCAATGACATCCATATTTTTTATAATGATCAATAAATCTTGAATTCTTTTCAGTAATCTTTGGAATTCTTGATAATTTGCGTTATATTCATTCAATAATGTTTCGTATTGTGTGTTTAAATTATCGAAAGCTATTTTTTTTGCATCATACTTATTTTTTGATTCGTTCATTAGTTTCTCGGCGTTGTCTCTAGAATACAGCTCATCTAAATATCTTCGTTCAGTATCATCATTAGTTACGAAAGGTAATGCTTCATTTTTTTGTGTTACCATACTTATGGAATTACAATGGAAATTTAAATTTAGTAATTCGTTTTCTTCTTGTGAACTTAGTTTATGTGAATCTTTTATATGAACCGGAGATTGGGTTTTTTTATTAATGATTGTAGATGGATATGATTTATAAATATTTGTAGACTGTAACTTTTTATTTGTGCTAAAAGCTCTACAACAAGGAATATTATAATATCTTGGTAGACTACAATCAATTACATCATTGTAAAATGGTTCTATTTTACTATGATTTGTTATATGTTGTTTGAGAATTGTACTTAGAGTCGCAAACAAAAACAAAAAGGTAATAAATAATAAAATAATCAACAAAGAGTTATTTGTCAATAGATACATAACTCAAATAATGTATAAAATATATTTACTGTAATGTAATAAAATTTATTGTTTTATTAAGCATTCACATTTATCGGATAAGTATATTCTATTAGTACCATCATCAAATTTGACTTTAATAGCCATAGTTTTATCCAAACCAAGAACATACTCATTGCGTATAACTACACCTAATTTGTTCGACATAGAACACTTAACGTTTGTTCCTACATTAAACATCATATTTATGAAATGTAGTATCTAGATTTTTATATACATAAAAGATATTAGATTTTCTTACTCGTTTTTTAAAATGTATAATATGTGGGTGAATAATAATTACTCGTGATTTTAAGCTTATAATTTTCAATAGTTTTCAATAAGGGTAATATATATTGTCAAAGATTAGTGTAAATGATTGGATGCAAAATAATAAGATTATTGTTTTGTATTACCAAGAAAAAAAAAATTAGTAATTTTTAGTAATTTAAGGAGATATTATCAAATAACATAAATATTATATATATATATTTGTTTTGTAAATCGCATAAAATGTTTGAATAATTCATTCGATTTAGTTACTGTAAGCCAAACCACCCATACCACTCATGATACGGAGAACATTGTAGTTGACAGCGTAAACTTTAACGACATTAGAAGAGGAGGTGTCAATGCCATCAAGAGTGAGGGTAGCGTTATCAATACGAGACATGTTGCATGTACCGGATGGTTGATGTTCTTCAGGTTTGAGGGCGAAAGAGTAAACATTAATCCTGGCTTCAAGTGGAACACGTTCGTGGTGTTGGTAAGGTTGGACAAGTTGGAAATACATGGGTTTCCTCTTGGAGAAGCGTTCGTGGCTATTGAGAGAAATTTGAGCGGATTCATAAGTGGATACATATTCGCCAATTTTGGAATCATTCGATTTCTCGACCCAGATAATTTCTTTAACGGGGTGGTTGAAGTTGAGTTTAATTTTGTTGTTGGCGGTTTCATCACCAGTGAATTGAAGTTGTTCAATAAGGTATTCGTGAGACACTTGAGCGAACCTGCGGCGTTCGTCAGTGTCAAGGTAAATATAATCAACAAATAGTTGAGCAGAGAAAGAACCAGTTGAGCTGGCACCGGTATTTTGAGTGACTTCTTCCATAGTGGAGAATTCAATGTTAATTTTCACTTCGTGGTATTGAAGAGCAATCAAGGGGAGCGCAAGACCTGGATTCCTGCAGAACCAGAACTGAAGAGGAATGTACAATGTACGAGCAGATTTATCATCGATACCATAGCTGACACCAGACGACGCATCAACCGAACTACCGTCAACCATAGCTTTGTAGCCAAACCAGTGACCTTCGGTTTGAGTTAGTTCATTCCAAATATGAAGCCAATCACCGTAATGTTTGTCGATACGTTGACCACCGATTTCGATTTCAACAGATTTAACAAGTTGGTGACCGACCCAATCATTGTAATTTTCAGAAGATTCTGGAAGTTCGACTTGAAGATACATGCGGTTGATAAGATCTCCGTTACGAGAAATGGTGCAAGTAACTTTGCGACCAAAATCAGCGGTTCCATTGAAGGTTTGTTCAATAGATTCCATAGAGAAATTGGTGTGACGCCTGTAAACTACCTTGAAGAAAGTAATCTGAGGGTTACCAGATAGGTAGATATCTTGAGCACCATAAGCGACTAGTTGCATTAAACCTCCTCCCATTTTTGTAATATAATTTATTATATAGTTAGAAAAAAAAATAAATTTAAAAACACATATTAATTTCAAATGAATATAAATGATTTGATTATGAAAAAACATAGAAATAATCCGAAAAGACACTGTAACTATCAAATATCAAACACTACATTAGATTTACGGCATAAACTTATGATAAATGAATTCGATAATACTCCATATAAATTAGAGGGTCTTTATAAAGATAAAGATAGTTTAATTAAAAGATTAGAAGTATTGCAATCAATACACAAATCGAATATTACTGATGATGAAATCAAAGATATTGTTCATATACAAGACAAATTAAAATTAGTTTCAAATGAAATTGATAGTTTAGAATACAACAAATTAGAAATAGATTATTTCACAAACACGAGTGAAATATTATACAATTATTACGATCTACTAGAAAATAATTGCGATGAAAGCACTAATATTCATACTATTAATTCTAAAAAAAGTATAGCACAATATTTTACTTCACCAAATAAGAATGATAATGCTTATGATGATAATATTAATGTTAATGGAGGAGACATGGTTTCTGTAACATCTATAACATCAAATATTAACAATACAAATTGTATAAAACAAATGGAAATAAAAATCAAAAATGATTCAAAATATAACCGTGCATATTTGTTAGATAGTTATTTGAGTAAAACTGATGAAAATTACATTAACAATAATATAAATCATGATGATGGAAGTATGTGTGTTCATTGTAATCATAACTCTAAGGATATATTAGTTAACGAAGGAATCATATGTTGTAGAAATTGTTATACAATAGAACATATAATTACAGATAATGAAAAACCATCTTACAAAGACCCTCCTAAAGAAATATCTTATTTCAGTTACAAACGAATTAATCACTTTTCTGAATGGTTGAATCAAATTCAAGGAAAAGAAACAACTGATATTCCTGAGGAAGTATTTGATAAAATAATGGTGGAGTTAAACAAACAACGAATATATAATTTGATAAATGTCACGACATCCAAGATAAGAGAAATATTGAAAAAACATAAAATAAACAAATATTATGAACATATACCATATATATTAAACAAAATAACAGGAATACCTAACCCCCATTTGAATTCTGATCTTGAAGATAAATTAAAAAATATGTTCAAGGAAATACAAGTACCTTTTCTAAAATATAGTCCTACAAATAGAAAGAATTTTTTGTCTTATAGTTATGTTTTACATAAATTTATACAATTATTAGATGAAACAGAATTTTTGAAATATTTTCCATTGTTGAAGAGTAGAGATAAACTACATCAACAAGAGCAAATATGGAAAAAAATATGTGAAGAATTGAACTGGAAATTCATTCGGTCAATATAAATTTATATTTATGTAAATATTCAATTTAGTTTGGGAAGTTTACGAGATTTGCACCCATACCGAAACCAGCACCTTGACGGGCAGATACACCAATAGATGGAGCAAACAGATCCAAGAGGCTGAAAGTAGCGGCGGCAACGAAACCAATGAAGACTACTTCTTCAACTTTAGGCTTTTTGCCAGGGAAAAAGAAGGCAGCGGTGGCTACTACAAGACCTTCAAATAGATATTTAAGAATACGGACTACAATTTCCATGACATCGAAAGAATAATCGTTCATTTTTTGTGTTTTATAATAAATAAGAAAAAAGTTATTTTGAAAAATCATATAAAAGTTAATTTGATTTTAATTTCTAAACATTCTTCGGCATTTAACACAAATTAAAAATATGAAATCCAGCAATCTCGTAAAAGTGTCTGATAAAGATTATTTAGATGAAGACTCATCTATACGTAATCAACAATATGTATGTCTTTCGTTCTTAAATCCTGAAGATGTCATTAAAGACAAAGAATCCTATTACCTAGAAGAATTCTTTAAAAAATATGTAACTCGTAATCATGAATTGATGACAGGTTTAGAAAAACTTTTTCCAGATAAATGTGATGAAATAAGATCAATCAAAGAACAATATAACATTTTCTTTGACCATTCAAAACTTGATAATGAATACAAGGCATTTAAAATTCAAAATGAATCGGATATCAGTTCTAAATACATGGAAGAACATGATATGTTGAATTGCGTTAGAGGTGTTAAAGTCAGGGGGTCGTATGAGACACTTTCAGAAGCCCAAGTTCGAGCCGATGTATTGAAACGTAAAGACAATAATAAACACAATATTTATATTGGTCAAGTCGGTTGTTGGTGCCCCCTCATCGTTAATCCAGATGAAATCGACGCAGAGTACAATGAAACACAATTGAATACATTAATGAAAGAATACAATAGAAATCAAGAACAATCCGCAAGTTTCTTTCAAGAACGAAAAGATGATTTGATAGAACGAACTAAACTTCAT